AAGCCCTGCGGCCACTGTCTGAGGACGAACTGGCCGACTACCACACGAACGAGCGCATCAACGACCGTGGCGTGCTGGTGGATGTGCCGCTGTGCCGTGCTGCGGTGCAATACTCAGCAGACGAAACCGTTGAGATTCAGCAGATCGTGACCGAGGTGACCGAGGGCGTGATCACCAGCGTCAGGTCGCCCAAGATGCGCGAGTGGGTGCTGGAGCGCGTTGGTCCCGAGGCCAAGAAGCTGATGTGGAACGGCGAGAAGTATTCGATTGACAAGACTGTGCGGGCTAACCTGCTTGCGATGGACGACCCCGATGAGATTCCGCCCCATGTTGCAGACGTTATTCAATGCGCGGACGACCTCTGGGCGTCTTCGGTTGCGAAGTTCAACCGCCTATCACACCTGGCCGATGAAGAAGATCACCGAGTCCGAGGCGCTTTTGTTTTTGCTGGAGGGGCTGCCACCGGCAGAGCGTCAAGTTATGGCGCACAGGTTCACAACTTTACCCGCAAATGCGCCAAAGAGCCTGATGAAGTACGCCACGCTATGGTGCGTGGACACAACATCACGCCAAGATTTGGTCGCCGCATTACGGATGTTCTCAAAGGGATGCTCCGACCCGCGCTGATCGCCAAGCCCGGCCACGTCCTGATCGCCTACGACTGGTCAGCCATCGAAGGCCGCGTGCATCCGTGGCTGTCCAACTGCCCGGCAGGCGAGGCCAAGCTGGACGTGTTCCGCTCGGGCCTTGACCCGTACAAGGTCAACGCTGCCGCCACCTTTCGCGTCCCTTACGAAGACGTGGCTGGTGACCAGCGCCAAGTGGGCAAGGTCCAAGAGCTGGCCCTTGGCTTTCTGGGCGGCGCTGGCGCGTTCGAGGTGTTTGGCCGGGCCTACGGCATCCGGCTGTCACCGGCCGAGGTGCAGCGGGCCGTGGACGGCTGGCGCAGGGCCAACCCTTGGGCACAAGATCACGGGCGGCGCTTAGAAGACGCCTACCTTCGCGCCATGAGAAACAAAGGGCATGAATTTAAAGCAGGACGTGTTGCGTACTTGTTTGACGGTCGGACCCTCTGGTATGCTTTGCCCTCGGGCCGGGTGCTGTGCTATCCCAACGCCAAATTTGACGACGAAGGCAACGTGACGTATACCAAAGCAGCCTGGAAGCCCGCCGCTGATGCCAAGGAGTGGCCCCGCGCCCGCCTGTGGCGTGGTCTGGCTTGCGAGAACGTCACGCAGGCCGCAGCGCACGACATTCTGCGCCATTCCCTGCGCCAGCTTGATGGCGTTGTCCTACACGTCCACGACGAAATTGTTGTCGAGTGCCCGGCCCACGAGGCCGATGCAGTCGCAGCCCACATGCACCAGATCATGTGCACCCCGCCCGCTTGGGCCACCGGCCTACCTTTGGCCGCAGAAGGTGTCACCACCACCCGATACTCATAAAAGAAAACCCCGGCGGGTAAGGCCGGGGCTAAAGTTCCAACTTTAAGGAGAAACCAATGAATGATTTCACAGACTATCTTAACAGACTTGCTCCCGAGGGTGAAACTTTTTTACTGGTGCGTCAAAAACCCCAACTCAAAGACGGCCAGTATCAGTACCACGCCGATGGGGCCATCAAGGCCACATGGCCCGCCATGTTGCCCACGGCCAAGGTCAAGCCTGACTGGGCCATCTACGGCAACACGGCCAGCTTCATCGTTGACCGCTTCACCGACGGCCATGTCAGCGCCAGCGCCGCCAACTGCGAGTATGTGCTGGTGATGGTGCTGGACGACGTAGGCACCAAGGCCAAGGTGCCACCGATTGAGCCGACATGGAAGATGGAAACGTCGCCCGGCTCGTTCCAGTGGGGCTACGTTTTCAACGAACAGCCGACGAAGGGCGAGTTCACCGCCGCCATCAAGGCGATCGCCGACGCGGGTTACACCGACCCCGGCGCGATCAACGCCGTTCGTAACTTTCGCCTGCCCGGCTCGGTCAACCTGAAACCTGGCCGCGACAACTTCCCAAGCGTGCTGGTCGAGTTCCACCCCGAACGTGACTTCACCCTGCCCGAGATATGCGCCGCCCTTAACGTGGTGCCTGGTGACGTGTCAGCCGTACACCGCCCGATCCGCATCTCCGACGATGGCACCGATGACGTGATGGTCTGGCTGTCCGATAACGGCCTGCTGCTGTCCCGCCCCAACCCCGAGGGCTGGGCTGGCGTGATCTGCCCTAACAGCGCCCAGCACAGCGACGGCAACCCCGAGGGTCGCTACCTGCCCGCCAGTCGCGCCTACTGCTGCCTGCACTCGCACTGCATTGATCTGGATTCGTCGGTGTTCCTCCAATGGGTCGCCGACCAAGGTGGCCCCAAGCACACGCCCGGACTGCGCGATGAGCTGCTAACCGCTGCGATGGAGGGCGCACTTAGTAAGTTAGCGCCTACTCCGCAATACCCCGATGCTGCCGCCGTAGTGGTGGCCGAGGTCGAGCGCAAGGAATTGCAGCGCGTCGAGCGTGACGGGTGGTATGCCCGCTTCGCTTACCTGCAAGATGATGATGCGTTTTTTGATCTGGTCGAGCGCCATGAGGTGTCGCGGTCATCGTTTAACGCGATCTTCCGACACCTTGAGTGCCGCAGCATCCACGGACTGAAGAAGCCCAAGATTGAGGCCGCCACCTGCTTTGATGAGAACAGGCAGGCTAAAGGCGCGCGCATCCTCAAGGGTGTCACCTACGCGGCGGGTGAGTCTATCCTGTGCGCCCGTGACGGTATCGTCTACGGCAACCGCTGGCGTGATGCCCGGCCTATCCCCGTCCCCGGCAACGTCCAGCCGTGGATGGCGCACCTCTCGCACATGATCCCCGACCAACGTGAGCGTGAGCACGTCCTTGACGTGATGGCCTTCAAGGTGCAGCACCCCAACCGCAAGATCAACCACGCCATCCTACATGGCGGCAATCCTGGGTCAGGCAAAGATACGCTCTGGTCGCCGTTCTTTTGGGCCATCGGTGGCCCGTCCCTGAAAAACGTGTCCCTTGTCCGCAACGAGGAGATCACCTCCCAATGGGGTTACGCCCTCGAAACTGAGGTTTTGGTGGTCAATGAGTTGCGCCAGTCCGAGGCCAAGGATCGCCGCTCCCTTGAGAACACCCTCAAGCCCCTAATCGCCGCGCCCCCTGAATATCTGTCAGTTCAGCGCAAGGGTTTGGCCCCGTATGATCTGGTCAACCGCCTGCAAGTGATCGCGTTCTCCAACGAGCGGGTGGCAATTAACCTGCCCTCTGACGATCGGCGCTGGTTCGTGATCTGGTCGGACGCTCCCCGCATGACCGACGATGATGGCGCGACTATCTGGGCTTGGCTTGAGTCTGGCGGCAAGTCGGCAGTCGCCGCCTGGTTGCACCTGCGCAACGTGACAGCGTTCAACCCTGGCGCTACCCCGTTTATGACCGAGGCCAAGGCCATCATGGTAGAGGCTGGCATGAGCGGTGCGGAGGCGTTCCTTGTCGAGATGATGCGCTCCCGCTTGGGTGAGTTTTCTAAGGGTGTCGTAGGCGCTCCCTGGCACGCCCTCTGTGACCGTTTGCAGGGGTCAGTGCAGGGTAGCGTTAAGATTGTGCAGCCTGCCCTGCTCCACGCCCTCAAAGAGGCCGGATGGGTGGACATGGGTCGATTGAAGTCGCGCCGCTATGACAACAAGAAACACATCTTTTGCGCGCCTGACATGGTAAGCGAGTCGCGTTCAGACCTGCGCGACATGGTGGAGGCCGCGCCCCCGTCCAGTGTGCGTTTGGTCAAATAAAAAGGGGCCATTGGCCCCTTATTTACAGTTTGAGTAGGACTGCAAGCAGTGCGGCAACTACCGCCGCCACAGCCATCATGCTTCAACCCCCATCCACATAAGGGCGTCGTCGATGTCCCCCATTAGCCACCAGCACACTACGCAACTATTGGGTGCTGCCCCGTATATATGCACTTCGCCCGTGCGGGTGATACGGTAGCACCTGGCGCCGTATTTTGAACGTAACGCAGCACGTAATTTTGTCATGCTTCGACCCCCTCAATGCAAACCGGAAATGTCGGATCGTAGCCCTCTGGCGTGCGATTGGTGGCCGGTTCTATCGCGCATGGTGCCAAGTGTAGGCGCGCGCGGTTTAGCGCAACGTATGCGGTCACATAGTCAGACGTGAGCATGACGCGCGGGTTAAAAACCGGGTAATCCCGCTTCCCGCTATGGTGTTTATTGATGCCCTTTGGCCGGTCGAGCTTCGCCCCCCGTCTGCCCTTCGACTTGTCGATTAGGGCCAATAGGTCATGTATCCCTGGCGCGTTTTCGGGCTTGACCGTAAACGACGCGCGGCCGTGCTTAATTGTGATCATTCTGATTCTCCAAGTATTGGGCGACGGTTCGCCCGGTTAAAAAAGCATGTTCAGCGCTTGGCATGTCGACCGGCGCGCCGTCGGTAGCGTCGGCCAACTCACTCAGCCATTGCCAAAATTCTTTTACTCGCATATGAAATCCTGTAGGTTTGCACGCATGACCGAATAAGGCCCGGTTTTGAACAGCGCGTAATATTGAAAATAAACGGTCATCAGTTCCACGGGTTTACCCTTGTAGGTGCCTTTTGTACCGTCACGCGGCCAACTCTCCCGCGTCGGGTACCGATCGGGCGCCGGGTTATGCCAGTAACCGGGAATAGGGCTATGCATAAACCCGCCTAAACAGTTCCCGCGCGTGACAATGGCATTCGAGGATATCCCGCGCGATTGCGTGCCGATCTTCGCGCTGATCGCGGGTAAGCGTGCGCGGCCGTAATTTTTTGTACAGCGCGCGCAATACTTGTTTAGGTGTAGCGCTTACATGCAAGCGCAATCGATGATAGGTGCCAAAATAAAGCATGGTTTATCCCTTTACAGTGTGGCGCGATTGGCAAGCGCGGCGCTAATTTGGCCGTCGCGCGCCAGGGAATCAAGAAAATCGACAAATGCGCATCGGGTATCAGTACAATACCCGCGCACGGTTTTATCCTGATAAGTCCAATCGCGCCAGCGCCGCGTACGATCAGCATCGGGATGCGCTACCCAAAAAGCCGCGCGGATTTGCTTTTGATTTGTATACATGGTTTGCCCCTATAGCCGGACCGATTGTCCGCATATGCGGCCGCGTGGCCGCATAAACTGAAAATCACGCGGCCGCTAACATAATCACGCGCTTTTGGTGGCCGGTAGCATGGTCCGCTATAACGACGTCGCGCGCTTGTATGCTTGTACCAGCGCATAACGTGCATTTAGCGCATGTTGATTTGCGGCCGCTTTCGGCCGATGCCGGGCAAATGGTTTCGCCGGGTTGACGATCGACGCCGACGGACACACGGAAAACCCGCATACCAAGCAAATTAGCTTTTGCAGCTTCGTCGATGCTGTCGGCCGATGCCATAACTAACGGCGCCCATGCGGCCGCATCAAAGCGCGGGTTTTGCCATTGATGCGTATACCCGCGCCGGCCGGCCGCATACCGGGTAATTTGCGCCCACATGCGGACCGGCGCCGCGAACGGATCCCCATATGTGCCAAGCCGAACAATTTTGCCCGCCAATGCGCGCGCGATCGTTGCAGGGTCCGCTTTTGTATAGCGGCCGCGTTTGTATGCATTGAAAACCGATAGTACGGACCGGCCCACATTTACATAGCAGGGTGCTTGCCCGTTATCCTTCGCCAACAGTGGCCGATGTACACATTGGCCGCATATGCTCACGTCGTCGCCGGTTTTGAGGGCATCGACCGGCGAAACGTCGGACCGGATGATAAACGTCTGTACCAAAGCGCCGGTTTTTTCGTTTTCGCTGTCGCTGTCGATTTTGTTGACAATAACGACAATAGGCGCGCCGTCGATTTCCGACGGTCCTTCATACGCAATAAAACCCAAAAATTTGTTTGACATGACGTTAGTCCTTTGCAAAGTTGGCTTTAAATTGTTGATGCGGATAGAGCGCTTTAGCGGCCGCAATGGCCGCGCGGCATGTAGGGTAAGCATTGGTTGACCATGCATATGCAGATACACCATTGCGGACTTGGTAGACGTGGATTTTGCGTTTGTAGACTTTGAACATGGTCACGCCCCATAAAAGTAAAAGAAACCGGCGAACGGCGCGCCGATGCAAAGCGCAAACAGCGCGGCGTGGAAAAGATCGATAAAAAACTGTTTCATGGTTTAGCCCCTGATGAAGTCATGGATAAAGATCTCTAAGATATCGACGCGCGCCAGCTCTTCAAAGTCGCCGTTAGCGTCGTTCCAAGTAATAGCGGCTCTGAGCTCTTCAGTGGGTGCTTGATAAATTGTCCATGCGGCGTCAGGCACGCCATGGAACAAACGGATCAGTTGGCCTTCTTTAAAGTCATAAGAAACGTGGTTCATACAGTGGTTCTCCGGTTGTTGGTGTGTCTATTGTAAGGGATGTTTTTACACTTGCAAGGGTTGTCTGCAATACTTGACTAAATTGTAGGGTCTTCGCCAGGCGGCGGCGTTTTTGAAAATTGTGGGTCTTGTGGGTGCGATTGTGGATAGCGTTTTGTGTGGGCTTGACCCACGCGGAAAGCCGCGCTGCTCATGGGGTTTCGGGGCTTTGTGGATATTGTGGATAGTCTTTTAAGTTTAATTAGTAGACCCTAATATTAGTAAGTGTACGTATGATTCCAAAAGGGGGTAGAGCGATTTAAATCGGGCGTCCAAAGTGTCCACAGTGTCCACACTTCGCCCCACGCATTTTGCCCCGCGCATCATGTGGACAATGTGGACAGTCTGCTGACTGATTGTCCACAATGTCCACAATCAGTAGTTCATACAGTGGTGGATAAACGTACAGTGCACACTGTTGGGGTCTGACTGCATGGTGTGGACAACCCGCAATGTCCACAATTATGTTAGTTAGCACACACTAACCAGGTAGTGACTTTGAGCTGGGAGGGGGAGGGGGTAGGGCCGAGCGGATGGGCCAACGGTAGCGTAGCGTCCGCGAACAATTTTTATTTTTACGGCCACACTGCAAAAGATTTTTTAATATAAGATGCACGCACGCATCCACGCGGCCATACAACTATGAGTTTCCATTCACTGCCACTTGTCATCAACGAGATACGCGCCACCGAGGCGGTGCTTAACCGCATCTATGACGCCGCCAAGATCGGATTGAAGGGCGACAACCTGGCGCTGGCCGCAGGGCTGCTGCCAAAAGCCTACCGGCAGTTGTGTGAGCTGGACCCGGTGGCAAAGCTGGCCGAAGACAAGGGACGCGCAGAGGGAGAGAAAGCTCTGACGCAGGTGCTGCACACGGCAGCGCTGGAGGGCGACGCCAAGGTGGCGTTGGAAATCTTGAAGCACCAGCACGGCTGGGTCGCCAAGCAGGCCCTCACGGTGGACGTCAACCAACAGATCAGTATCCTTGGCGCACTCGCCGAGGCCGAGCGCAGAGCAGCCGATGTGGTAGAGGTCACCGACGTGATCGCGCATGAGCCAAGACCACAGCAGGCGCTGACCAGCCGCCGCGCACCCAACAGACAGACCGCCTAATGCAAACAACAAAGTACAGCGCCTCCGATGAGGAAGAACTCATGGCGAGACTGTGGTCGCCACAGTACAAGGACAACCCACTGGCGTTTGTGCTTTACACGTTCCCGTGGGGCGTCAAGGGCACGCCGCTGGAACACTTCGACGGGCCACGCAAGTGGCAGCGCGAGGTGCTCCAGAAACTTGGCGAACACATCAAACAAAACAAGGGAGAGGTAGACTTCAACACACTACGCCACGCAGTCTCAAGCGGGCGCGGTATCGGCAAGTCGGCGTTGGTCAGTTGGATCGTGATCTGGATGCTGTCCACCAGGATCGGCTCGACGACCATCGTGTCGGCTAACTCGGAAAGCCAATTAAGATCGGTCACATGGGCCGAGATCACCAAGTGGCTGGCGATGTCACTGAACAGCCACTGGTTCGAGGTCAGCGCCACCAGACTGATGCCCGCCAAGTGGCTGACCGAGCTGGTCGAGCGCGACCTAAAGAAGGGCACGCGCTACTGGGGCGTTGAAGGCAGACTCTGGTCAGCCGAGAACCCCGACGCCTACGCGGGTGTGCACAACTTCGACGGTGTGATGGTGATCTTCGACGAGGCCAGTGGTATCGACGACGCCATCTGGGCGGTGACAGCGGGTTTTTTTACCGAGAACACGCCTAACCGCTTCTGGTTAGCGTTCTCCAACCCCCGGCGCAACACGGGGTACTTCTACGAGACATTCCACAGTAAGCGGGAGTTCTGGCAGACCAAGGTAGTGGACGCCCGCACGGTCGAGGGGACGGACAAGCAGGTCTACCAGCAGATCATTGATGAATACGGGGCAGACTCGGGGCAAGCGCACGTCGAGGTGTACGGCGAGTTCCCGAACGCTGGCGACGACCAGTTCATCTCCAGCATGGTGGTGGACGACGCCATGAAACGGGAGCGCTACAAAGACCCAAGCGCTCCGATCGTGATCGGGGTGGACCCGGCGCGGTTCGGGGCAGACGCCACTGTCTTAGCAGTCAGGCAGGGGCGAGACATCGTGAAACTCATCAGGCACCGGGGCGACGACACCATGACGGTGGTCGGGCACGTCATCGAAGCGATCGAAGAATACAAGCCAGCAATGGTGTTCATCGACGAGGGTGGGCTGGGGGCGGGTATCGTGGACCGGCTGAAAGAGCAGCGCTACAAGATCAAAGGTGTGAACTTCGGCTGGAAGTCCAAGAACCCGGCCATGTACGGAAACATGCGGGCGCAGATATGGGGCGACATGCGCGACTGGCTCAAGAGCGCAAGCATCCCGCAAGACAGGTTCTTGAAAACTGATCTGATTTCGCCTATGATGAAGCCGGACTCCAAAGGCTCTATCTTTTTGGAGTCCAAGAAAGACATGAAGGCGCGGGGGTTGGCGTCACCAGACGCGGCTGACGCCATCGCGCTGACATTCTCGTACCCGGTCGCAAACCGGGGTGACTACAATCGACCAGAGCGGCGCGTTCTGTCAGAGCGCGGCATGGTTTCAACGGGTTGGATGGGTGCTTGACATGGCTACAAAGAAAAGCGTTTCATTGTCCGTCGGTCGCGGCGAAAAGCTGCCCGTGTCCAAGGGCGCTGGCCTGACCGCCAAGGGCCGCGAAAAGTACAACCGGGAAACTGGCAGCAACCTCAAGGCTCCAGCCCCAAACCCCAAGACCAAAGCAGATCAGGGGCGCAAAGATTCGTTTTGCGCTCGGATGGGTGCCGTCGCGGCTAACGCCAAAGACGGAGAACGCGCCAAGGCGGCGCTCAAACGATGGAAGTGTTAATCATGGCAACGAAACCTGGACTCTATGCAAACATCAACGCTAAACAAGAGCGCATCAAGGCTGGCTCTGGCGAGAAAATGAACAAAGTGGGCAGCAAGAACGCGCCTACGGCCAAGGACTTTAGAGAGTCGGCCAAGACGGCAAAGCCCGCCAAGAAGGGGAAGTGATGCCACTGGTTAAGTCAAAGTCACCCGAGGCGTTCCGCAAGAACGTTAAGGCTGAAGTGGCTGCTGGCAAACCAGTCAAGCAGGCTGTAGCCATTGCGTACTCAATCAAGCGTGCTGTACAATCTAAGCCTAAACCGAAAGGTAAAAATGGCTGACCCAACTGGTATGGTTGCCGCTGCCGCTGTAGCGAACGGTGG